GAAACGCAAGCTGGAAGAAATGGGCGTGCCTGATGTTTCTTCCCCTGTTTTAGGCGAAACCTATGTTGAGCTTTCCTTGCATTTCGTTTATCGGGAAAAAGAAGAAGGCAAAGAGGAACAGCTTTGGCTTTATGTTGAATGCGATGATATGCAGATTTTAATGAAAAAGCCCTTGGAAGAAGTGATTGGCGAGACTGAAGACCACTTTTGGAGAAATCATTTTCCCTACAACTCTTGGGCGGGAGATTTGGAAAAGCAGGACTTTTGGAGCGATGGTAGGGGGGATATTGTCAGAACACCCAATAAAGTGCTTAATTCCTGGTTTTCCCAGTTAGTAGAAAACAGAACCCTAAGAAACTTCGGAATGCATTACTACGATACGACTGTCGAGGGCTTTGCCCCCCAGACCTTCAGTCCCATCCCTTGGGGTTGGTATGGAGTGCCTGGTAAACCAGAAGATGTGCTTAAAAAAGTGGACATTCCTGACTTGTCTGAGTCATTGGACGAAATGAGCTTTTTGATTGAGATAGTGGAAAGGGCAACAGGGGCAACCGCTACCCAGCAAGGTGTTCAAACGGAAAGACAAATTACCTTAGGCGAGGTTCAGCTCGCTTTATCTCAAGCCCAGGAAAAGTCAAAAAGCTATTCCAAGTTCTATAACCGTGTTTGGCAGGAAAGAGGAGTGATGTTTACCAAGCTGGTTGAGGCTGCTCACGATAAAATAGACGCTTTTAAAATTTACAAAAAGGGAAGAAATACAGACGAAATCTTTTCCAGAGAAATCAGCCCTAAAGACTGGATGACTAAAGCTGGTTCGAGGGTTAGGGTCTGGTCTCAAGATGAAAAAAATAACCAAGATGTTACCGCACTTGAGAAAATGAATGCCGTTAAGGTCAATATGCCAGACAATCCTAAAGTGGATGAGATTTACAAGCGCAAATTGACAGAATGGGCTGGATTTACGCCTGATGAGGTTAATGAGGTAATGGACTATGAAAAGCAAAAAAGAGAGTTATTAATGACTGGGCAAAGCCCGATGGGGATGGGACTGCCGACTCCCCCTGTTGGGCAACCCGCTATAGGAGGTCAAAATGTCGTTGGTTGACGAAATATTACAAAAAACGGGTCTTAAATATGAAGACCTTGACAAACCTGGTTTCGCTGGAGAGAGAGACACTCTTCAGACTTGGTTAGAGGCACTTAGTAAGAACAAGCTTACGTTAGAAGATGTTAAAAACCATATTCGTTCAATGAAGGATGCGGTTGAGAAAGAATTGACGGAATACCCCGAAGGAAAAGTCATTAAGATTTGGTTCATAAAAATTCGAGTTGGGAGAGACGAAGAAAGAGAGAGGATGCTTAAAGCCCGTCTTAGGAACTATATGTTATTAGAAGCCTTTTTAAGCACACCAGAGAGGGCCAAACAAGCCTTAGATAGGGCAATCGCTGGTTTAGTGCCATCAAAATGAAAAAAAGGAACAAAGACGGCTGGAAACGGGTAGGTAAGAAAAGAATGCGGGGCTATGGGGATATTGACTATAAATCCAAGACTATTCGGGTTAATAAATCAAAAAAGAAGAATAAAAAGCGGGGGGAGATTATAGACACGATTGTTCACGAAGAAAGCCATCGGAGGCATCCCAAAATGCACGAAAAGACCATTAAAAAGCACACCAAGAAAGTTTTAACCAGAATGCCCAAAAAGCAGAAAAAAAGATTATATTCCCGTTATTCGTAAAGGAGGTGAGAATATGCCAGCAGGATTTGATAATTGCGTAAAGCGTGGGGGCAGAGTCAGAACTAAATCTGTAGGTAAGGGCAGATATATGCATATTTGTTTTCTTAATGGGAAGAGTTATGCAGGTGAAGTAAAAACCAGACAGACTACCAAAAAAACAAAAAAAAGAAAGTCAAGACGGTCTTGACACTAAAGAGTTTTAGTATTTAACCTGATTTTATGAACCCAGAAGCGAGAAAAAAGTTAGACGAAATTGTTGAAAAATCCCTTCCGGCTTTAAATGAGCACGATATTCGTTTTTTAAAGGCCAGAAGGTCTTACCTGACTCCTGAACAACTGGAAAAATTCAAAGAAGTTTTAGATAAGCCATTAAGGGAAGGAAAAGCTAAGGACCCCTTGTATATTTCGACTAAGGATTTAAAAAAGAAAGCCCAGGCATTAGGGATTAACCATCGGGGTAAACCTAGAGAAGAGATTGAAAGAGCGATTGACACAGTTTTAGGCCCAGAAAACGCACCAAAGCCTGAATAAATATTATTAACCAAACCCTGAAAAGGACGGTCTATGAACCACAAAAAACCTACTAAAGAAGAGTTGGAAGAAGGGATGAAGAAATCCCTGGAAAACCTCGAGAAGATAGAGACTCCCCCTAGTGAACCGCCCCCAAGTGAGCCTGTCCCGAACGAGCCACCTCCGAGTGAGCCTATTCCTTCGCCAAGCCCAGAGATACCCACGCCGTCAGAACCGCCTCCAAGCAAAGAAGTAATTAGAGATATTGCGAAAGAAAACAAAAAGAAGTTTTCCGAGTCATCAAGGGAGGCCCAAATTGTCTCTTTTAGCAAAAAACAGCTTGAAGAGCAGATTGACGAAGCCCAGAATATGCCTGAACCGACAGAAAATGAGCTTGTAGCCGAATTTCCCGATTGGGATACTTACTCCGAGCTTGAAAAAAGGCTGGCTAAAGACAATTTCCATCAAAGAAGGATAAATGAAAGGGTTAGGGACATCAGAAACCAGCAAAAAGAAGCGGAAAGAAGGGTAAATGAAAGAGTAGAGGAAATCAGGGAGTTTATGATTGACCCGAAAGTGTTGGAAAAGTTTCCCAAGCTTGAGGGCAGGCAGAAAGAGTTTGAGAAATTCGCCACCAAACCCACTAGATTAACTCTTGATTTAGAGGATTTGGCTAAACTGTTCCTATACGAGCTTCCCGAACCAGACAAACATCACGGAAAAATGTTTGAAACTGGCTCTGGCGGGCCAAATGACAGACCAAAACCCAAAAGCGACAAGATTACTATTGAACAGGCAAGACAGCTAATGAAGTCCGATTACAAAAAATATGTGGAATATTTAAAGGCGGGGAAGATAGACTTAGGAGAGATTTAGCCTTAAAGTTCCCCCTTGACACCAATTAGTCTTGGTCTTTAAAGTAGCAATCATAAGATAACTTCCTAACCTCGTAAGAGACGGTAAAAGAAATCTTCAAAACTTTTACCGAAATGGCATCAGCAAGAGCAACCACACTAGCACAAGGATTTTCCCAGAGACTCTTAAAAGAGATGTATGACAAGAGTATTCTTGATGCAATTGTCAATCGGGACTACCAAGGTGAAATCAATGCTGTCGGCTCCCTTTTGAACATTCTTAACATTGCCAGGATTACTGAAAAAACTTATGACGGCTCTGATTTGTCCGTTGACTCCATTTATGAAAATAACTGCCAGCTAGACATTGACCAGTGGAAATCCTTTTACTGGAAGGAAAAAACGATTGACAATTGGCGCTCCTACATCAAAAACCCACATTCTACTGTTGTAGCTCAGAAAGCGGATGAAAGAAACAGGAATATGGAATTGTTTGCCTTTGGTCTTTACGGCGATGTCGCCGCAGGCCACAGGGTAGGGACGAATTACACGACTGGAACAGTAACGATTGATGCGGATGGAAATGTAACTGGTTCTGGAACGACCTTTACTGAGGCAATGGAGGGCAAGGGGTTCAAAGCAGATGGTCATACCAAGTGGTATCGAGTGAAAGATTATACCAACGCAACGACAATCACCATTGAGGATGATTTGGATGATATTGATTCTGATTACACGGGTGGAGCGATTTCTGGGGGCTCAACCTATGTTATCGAAGCCGCTACCGTAGTTTCCGTTACAACCACTAACCTGTTACAGAAAGTCGCCGATTTAAGGCAAAAACTTGATAAGGCAGAAGCCGATGGTGTTTCTTCTGTTCCCGACTCCGACCGATGGCTAGTAGTTCCGCCTGAATTTGAGAATACTTTAGTTAGGGCATCTGGTGTTGCCCTTCATGTTCCTGAAGTTTACGCTGATTTAGTCCAAAAGGGCTTCTTGGGAATGCTTTTGGGCTTCAAGCTCTTTAAGTCCAACCGCTTGACTGGAAACAACACCGATGGTTATCACATCCTGGCTGGGCATCCCAACTGGATGACTTTCGCTGAGAAGCTCTTGGAAGCCGACATTGAAGAAGATTTGACTGGTAACTTTGGTTCCGCCTATAAAGACTTGTTTGTCTATGGGGCCAAAGTTCCCGACACTCGCCGACAATTCGCCGCCGAGTTGTTCTGCACCTTTGCTTAAAAAGTTAAATAGATAAGCTATTAAAGCCTAAAGCTTAGAGCCTGAAGCTAATTGAAAGCGTTTAGGTTTTAAGGATTAGGCTTTTTTTATTGGAGTAATATGGCAACATTTGAATTAAAAGAAAACCTACCAAAAGCAACTCAAGACGAGATTGACCGAATTGAGGCAATTGACAGTGGAAAAAGAAGCACTCAGGAGAGCAATTTCCTTTCTGCTTTAACCCCCTATCGGACAAACAGGGTTCTAAGGTGGGACACTACCAGGATTAAAACTCTCCAAAATCCTAATCCCCAAGCTTCAACCGATTACATCTTAGAAGCAGAAGGCAATACTTTACCCACTGGTTACTCTGGTTTTAAGCATGGAGCGCTTTTCTATGACCTTGATAAGACTGGAATGAATGTTTACTACAATGTCGGGGATGAAGATACCGCTTCTTGGACGCAAGTGGGGCAGATTATGTCCGCTTCCCCGTCAGTATCAGTCTCTTTGTCCAAGAGCCTTTCACCTTCAGCCTCGGTTTCTTTATCGAAGTCGTTGAGCCCCTCGGTTTCGGAGTCGGTTTCCGTCAGTCCGAGCCCCTCAGTTTCAAAGAGCGCCAGTCCTAGCGTCTCAATTTCGGCCAGTCCTAGCGTTACTGCCTCACCGAGTGCTTCGGAATCGGCTAGTCCGAGTTTATCGGTCAGCCCCTCTCTTTCAGAAAGTGCCAGCCCATCGGTTTCTGCCAGCGTTTCCATCTCGGCTTCGCCATCCTGGTCAATCAGCTTGTCGCCCAGCGTTACTCCGAGTGCTAGTCCCTCGGTTTCAAAATCGGCAAGCCCCAGCGTCTCCCCCTCGGCTTCAATTAGTGCCTCGCCGAGTGTCAGTCCTTCAGTTTCAATCTCGGCCTCGCCGAGTGTCAGTCCGTCTGCTTCAGTCAGCCTTTCGCCGTCATTATCAAGAAGCTTGTCTCCCTCTTTGTCGGCCTCGGCTTCACCCTCGCTTTCACCGAGTGCCAGCCAGTCGCCGTCTCATAGTGTTAGCCCGTCTCCGTCAGTTTCAAAGAGCGCCAGCCCCTCGGTGTCGGTCTCTGCCTCGGTCAGCTTAAGCCCGTCAGTTTCAATCAGCTTGTCTAAGTCGGCTTCACCTTCTTTATCACCCAGCGCTTCACCAAGCGCCAGCAAGTCGCCTTCGCCATCAGTTAGTGTTTCGGCCTCACCGAGCTTGTCGGTCAGTCCTTCGGCTTCAGAAAGTGCCTCTGAGTCGCCGTCTCCATCCTTTCCCTTCTAATTGACAGCAAATATTTTCGGCCTCTAGTATGCCTATTATGAGTATGGTTTCAGTTATTATTCCCGCTAGGAATGAGCCTTATCTTCAGGAAACAATTCAGGATTTACTTGCTAAGGCTAAAGGAGAGATTGAAATCAAAGCTGTTTTGGATGGCTACTGGCCCAAAGCCGAGGAAATAGTTGAAGACCCCAGGGTAAGCTATCTCCACTTTCCTACCCCCAAAGGAATGAGAAATGCTATCAATTCAGGAGCGGCAGTCGTTAAGGGGGAGTTTCTTTTAAAGACCGATGCCCATTGTCTTTTTAGCGAAGGATGGGATGAAGTGCTAAAAGCTAATTGTAATTACGACTGGGCGGTTGTTCCCAGAAGATACGCTTTGGATGTTGAGAAATGGCAGATTGAAGAAAGGAACGACAACAAATACCCAATTGACTATATGTATCTCTCTCCCGACCTTCACGGCGTGGTCTGGCACGAAAAGAACCACGACACCTCTTTAAAAGACAAAATTATAGACGAAACAATGAGCAACCAGGGTTCGGTCTGGTTTATGAAGAAAACCTATTTTAACTGGTTGGATTTAATGGATGAGAGTTTATATGGGATGTTTTGGAACGAATTTCAGGAAATCGGTCTCAAGGCATGGCTTTCAGGAGGTCGTGTAATGGTCAACAAGGGTGCTTTCTATGCTCATTGGCATAAGACCAAAACTAGGGGTTACAGTCTGCCTAGTGAGGAGCAGGTGAACGCTCAAAAGAATGTAGATAGGTGGTTGACCGAAAAGATGTTTAGGAAGCAAAGATATGACATTAAATGGCTAGTTAATAGGTTTAAACCAGTGCCAGGATGGGAGGTGGAATAAAATA